CCACGCTTATCATTAGTCTTTAAACTTATACGATGTCTATGTGCAACATTAACTACAGTGCTGTACTTAACGCCTAGTACTACAGCTATATTCTTAGCACCTGTATTAGCATGCTCTTTAATAAACTCTATTTGCTCTTGAGTTAATGCCATCCCTTAGCCTTCCAATGATCTAAGGCAATGCATGGTTCACCATATCTATGCCCTATGTACTTAAGACCCCACTGTATCTGAGTATAACCATCTTGGTCTTTAAGCCACTCACTTCTACCTTGTGGTATTCCATAGTGTGATCCATTAGCTGCTTTAGGATTCCATGCTGATTCTTTACCCCACAATATGCTTAGACATTTATATTCTTTAAGGTTATAACCTAATGCATAATAAGCATATTCTTTGTAGCTTATATATTGCTTAGGTATAGAGCCTCCTGCTTCAGGCAATAGGCATAGAGATCCCACTAATGCTATTAGCACCCCACGCGCTATCCGCTTCAGCGGCGCGTGTTGAGCCCTTGATGGGCTCTGCCTAAGTAGCATACTGAAAGTGTCAAGCAACAGCGTAAATCTTGGGCGTGTCATCACTTATTTACCTCCTGTGGATAACTTCTGTGAATAACTATTTATCGTTTGAATAAAAGCCTTTGCCCTTAAAGTGCACAGCTGAGGCAGTAAATCCCTTGACCATAGGTGCGTTGCATAACTGACATGGCACTACTGGTCTACTGTCGAATCCATGAGTGACTTCTTGAGATAGATTGCATGTGAGACATCTGTAGTCGTAGGCTGGCAAGTTAAGCATCTCCTAATCATGTATGACCCACATCCAGAACATCGGTCTATGTCTGCCTCTGTAGGTTCTTTGTCTAAGTGACCGTATTTAAGTTGGAGTAGTGGCAATAGATCAGCTAATCGAATAATGCAAGCATACTCACTTGCATCTTCTCCTTGTCCATTTAGCCGTATGACTCCGAATCCCAATTCCCCCGAAGTGGATGTCCGAGCCTTTAATTGTTTTAAGTACGCAAGAGGTTGAAAGCCTGCCCTGGCTTTTACTTCAACATCAAACGGCACATTGACAATATCCTTGCCACTACCCCTTCCCACACATGCGCCCTGCCACCAAGTCGATAGGTACTCAGCTACTACGCGCTCTGTGCGGAAACCTCTGTGTTTCCTATGCTGGGTCATAAATCGTCATAACACATGCCACACACCCACCATGCGCCAACTTCCATTAATTCAGACTCTGGTGTTGGATCTTCGCATCGTGAGCATTTGATTGTGTCTTCATCCATTAAGAGAACCTGCCAGATAACCTAGCCACAGTGAGCAGATTACTAACACAATAATTGCACCTGTCATTAGATTATCCATTAACTGCTTTACACTTTCTGCACTGCCATGTGCCGACAATAGGCTGATTGTCCTTGAATTTAATCTCAGCAACAATGTTGTGAGCTTCTGTTGGCTCATTGCATAACTGGCAGTTGATCGTGTCAAACATTAGAACATCCTCAATGTTAGTCCACTCACCAGTTGTTTCGTTAAAGTATTCTAAGTGACCCATTAGCCTCTCGCTTTCTGAGGGACAAACTTACCCTCGCTACTTAGTCCATACCACACAGTATTGCATTTAGGCTCTCCGCCTCCATGATTGAGCACTGAACAGAAGAATCCGCCCCATGCTCTGCCATTCTTGTCACCCTCGCGCCAAGTCATGTGTCCATGCTTGCATTGAGGTGCTTCTTGTGCTTCATCTGTACCCATAATCGCAGCTACATTCTCCATAGCCTTGTCCAGGGTAACTGGTGCATCAACTACCTTCATATACTCATTAACTGGTGTAGTCCAATAGTCCTGCTGATCTAGTACAAGACCCTGTACCGGTGGCTTTACTATTTTTGTAGCAACTACCTTAGTCATTTCTTCTCGGCTAGGTCGCTTTCCTTTAGGCGCATAACCTGCATTTGCAAGTGCTCTGCCGATTGCCGAAGTCTCACAATTCTCAAGTGCTGAAGTTTGATTAACGCCTCGACTAGAAACTGTCTCCTCCGCGTATCCGGTTGCCCATGCAACGCTATCACTAGCATCCTTATATAAATACGCCTTAACAATGTATCGAGTAGCCTCGACAACCTCCAGCTCTGTTGATATGCGAAACGTTGGATAGTCCTTAATAAACTTTTCAAGTCGTACCTCCACTGGCTCATAGTCGGCTAAATTAAACATATAGGTCGTTCTCCTCTGAGGCCAGTTGCCCAGCCAGTGCGCCATAACTGCATAGATCCACCCAATTATCTATGTGCTGTGCTGATTGATTAGTCCTAGCCAATTTAACTAAGACCATGATTCCTGCCACCTGGTAGTCGTGGATCGGCATTTGTAAATAAGCACTTAGCAGCATGGCTGTGTGCTCTAGGTTATCTGCTGGATGACCATAGGTAAGCCCACGATCCCTAATCGTGTCAGTGGCTGATTGTAGAATCTCTTTAGCGATCATTCTTCCCAGTATTCCTGTCGGCTAAGTGATCGGCCTCTGTGCCAGCCTTCGCGCTGTCCTCTTTCATAGCCTGTCTTGTAGGCATCTACAGCTACTAAAATCATGCCAAAGATAATACCTATAAGACATATAAGTAATGCCTTTTCTTCTATCGTCATTATGTACCTATCTGTAGCAGTGCCCTTGACTGCTTACGATATTAGTGTGACATACCGACAAGCACTAGCTGCGTTAATTTGTATAACAAAATGATAACAATTCTCCAGCGTCTACAGCATCGTCTAGAGTGGTGCGGATGTCAGGCGTAAAGTCGTCCATACAAAGTAAATGATCCATCCTTGTTTATAGGCACTAGCATCGGACTAACACGATCTCCATGCGTTTCTATGACTGCCACGCTCATTTGCCAATTAGCACTGCCAGCCTTCAAATAAGAGGCTTTGCGCTTGTCCATGACATTTCCAGCCTCTAAGCCCCACAAAGTCCTGTATGAGGCTCCTATGCCCTCTGTGAAGGCACTGATGCCTGCTCTGTGTGTGTGTCCACAGACTACAGATTTGCCAAACTTCTTAGCCAGACCAAGAGCTGTAAGTCCGGCATTAGAGTTCATCGATCCCTCGTCTCCGTGGACTAAGACCCAACCTTTATGGAACTCAAAGGGCTTTTTGTGGAATCGGATACCGAGTCCGGCAAAGTCCATAAACTTGGCGTACTCAAGCTCTGGAAGTCCAATGAGGCTAGGTGCTCGTAGTAGCGTATGGTAGAGCCTGTCTGTGTGATTGCTGCGAGTGACATCTGTTGTGCCGAGGTCATAGAGAATATTCTGAGCAAGGCTTCTGTCAGCATCAAGCGTACCCTCCCATTCTAATTTAGTGCCCTGTGCCCAACGACTTTGTGACTGCATATCTAGCTCGTCACCGGTATTTAGAATTAGGTCAAACTTCTCACGCTTTACTAACTTAATAAGATTCTTAACGGCTTGCTCGTGGTGATAGGGGATCTGTAAATCCGAGATAACCAGATAGCGTTTCTTAATCATCGTCCTCATCTTCATAATCGCCAAACTTCTCTGGCTCTATGGGATCGGGCAAGATCCATGCAGGGTAGGCTGATCGTTCTACAATGATTCCTAAGACAGTTTCCTCGTCAAAGCCTGCTCGCTTTAGACTTTGAGCGAACTCATACATGCCAATACAGTAAGCATCGAGTGCTGAGTAATCTTGCTCTACAAGATCCTTAGTTGCTTTTCTTGCCATGGGAAAATTATCGGTCTAGAAGTAGATTATAGATCTCATCAACACGCCCGTTAAGTCTTTTAATTTCAGACAAAAGGTGCGTAATGACAAAGCCCGATAGACCACCTAGCACTGCAAGAGTAGCCAGGTAGAGAGTAAAGAAGTCTGATTGGCTCACTTTTTCATGCCCAGTGCAGGATCATTGACATTAAGGTAACGCAACACTGGAGGCAGAATAGATGCAACGCCAGCTGCGATAAGTGCCTTCGGATCTGTGACCCCTGCTGCTGCCATTGAGATAACTGCTACTAGAAAGGCTCTAGCCCATGAACCTGCTGCTGTCTTTAGTTCATTCATTACTTGCTCCTAACATAGGTACTTGAAAAAAAGCCCCATCATCGTCAGCTTCTTTCGCAAACGAGATGTGACAGTGGTGTGTGTGTTTGTTAGCCCCTGTGTATTCTCGCCATGCCCAACCCTTTTTAGAGGAGGCGATAAAACCATCAAAGATAATGTAGGTAATTCTGCGTTCTTTTTTAGACTTGCATAAGAGACGAATCTGATCTGCAATATCTGGCATAAGGTCTGGCTTGGACTTACCACT